TCCCCCGCAGTTCTGATTTCCCTGATGTTAAGGTAAGTTCTACTGCCAAAGTAGAGGGCAAGAAGTATGAAGGTGCTATGGTTGTTGAGCCTACACAGGGTATCCACTTTGGGGTAACAGTCTTAGACTTTGCTAGCCTGTATCCTTCAATTATAAAGACACGTAATATATCTTATGAAACTGTATGTTGTCCACATGAAGAGTGCAAATCTAACAAGATACCATTTACAGAACATTGGTCATGCACAAAGAAAATTGGAATGGCATCATTATTGATTGGCTCATTAAAGGAATTAAGAGTAAACCATTACAAGGTGCTAGCAAAAAAAGGTGAAACACAACAGATAAGAGATATTAATGATACAATAACACAAGCCCTTAAAGTATATCTCAATGCAAGTTATGGTGTAATGGGTGCAGATATATTCCCCTTATATTTTCTACCAACAGCAGAAGCAGTAACAGCTATAGGTAGGGATTTAATCTCACAAACGATAGAAACTGCCAAATCCATATTGAATGTTACCGTTCTTTATGGTGATACTGACAGTATCTTTGTACTTAAACCAACAGAGAAACAAATTGAATATCTTATTGAATTTTGTCATACTAATTTCTCCATTGATTTAGAAGTTGATAAAGAATATAAGTATTTGGTTTTGAGTGACCGTAAGAAGAATTACTTTGGAGTTAAGACTGATGGAAATCTGGACATTAAGGGTTTACAAGGAAAGAAGTCTAATACACCCCCCTTTGTCAAGCGATTGTTCTATGATATACTGGAAAAACTTAAGCCTATTGAAAATAAAGAGCAATTCACAGAGGCAAAATTAGAAGTATCATATCTTATACAAAAGGTAATTGATAACTTTGAGAAGATACCATTAGAAGAATTAGCATTTAAGATTATGATTAACAAAGAGCCTTCTGAATATAAGGTTAAACCACAGGTGGTAAAGGCTGGTGAACAACTTGGTAAGGTTGAAAAAGGTCAGTTCGTATCATTCATAAAGACATGGAATGATCAGAAGGTAAAGCCTTTAAGATTGGCAAAGCGTGATGATGTTGATAAAGTAAAGTATCTTGAATCATTGGAAGGTGTAATGAAACAGATCACAGAGCCAATGGGTATAAGTATGGATTTACTACTAGGTCGGGGAGAACAAACGACTTTAACAAATTGGTAGATTTATTTAATGAATTATATTGGATGATTCATATATACAAAGAATTTAATGAAAGAATAGATACTAAATACTTAAAATGGACTACAAAATGAATTATATAGTCCTTAAAACACCTAGGGAAATTGCAAAGCCATTCGTTATAAAACATCATTACTCGCAAGCCTTCGGTAAAGCAAGTATCATACTCGGACTTTACAAGGTGGGTAACTCTAAACTATTAGGCGTTATAACGTTTGGACAATGTAGTGGCAGACTGGTGGCTCAAAGTGTAATTAAAGGTGGAAACCATGAAACTGTAATGGAGTTCCTTAGAATGTGTGTATTAGATTGGTGTCCTTGTCCTAGGACTTTCTTTATGTCTAAGGCTATATCTATTCTCAAACAAAATTTCCCCAAAATTAAATGTCTAGTTACCTATGCAGACCAAACAGAAGGACATGATGGCACAGTATATAAGGCTAACTCTTGGGTGTTTGTGGGGAAAACAAACCCAAAATATCATTATATAGATAAGGATGGAAGAAGATTAAACAAGAGACTTATATGGGATCGAGCTATGATTGAAGGTATAACTGAAACAGAATATCAACTATGTTATGGTTATACGAAAGTAATAGAAAAGCCAAAACTAAAGTTTATAAAGCCCTTACGAAAGATTAAGTTGAAATGAATTGGCATTTGGTAGCAATAGCAATTATAATAGGAATAGTTATATTATCAGTAGATTTTGCTTACCTTTGTTCCACAGTTCCAGATGATGTTATACCTTGTTTATTAACGGTTGAGAATATCCCAAATATCTAACATCTGTATTGGTAGCCATATAAATTTATAACGAATCCAATATGTTCTAAATTTCTTTCTACCATAGTATTGATCATGTACCCTAGTAACATAACAATTTGCTTCTGTACCAGCTTTCCCTGCTGGTTCATCATATTCTCTTATACATCTGCTTCTTTCTCTTAAAGCATATAATATACCATGTGCAAGCTCATGTGAAATCTTTGTAAAGTTACTTCTTATAATAAACATATTTGACCTATCATTAATAAAACAATAAATATCCCCGCCTTCGTTACCTGATTTTGGCATAGTTACCCCCCATGCTATACCTAGGTTAGTCTCTCCTTCAACATGTTCAAAGAACTCTGTAAAATCTACACTTGCTTCAAGTGGCATTACTACAATGTTCCATCTAGTAAGAAATTCTTTAGCACCAGTTATACCTAGGTTAATTGTAAGTTGTCGCATTATAAGAGTCTGATACCTATCTGTCTGGATATGTTCAGTCTCAAAAATGATTGGCATAATTAAAGTAACCTTTCTTTTGTATCTAATATCATTTGATCAACTATTGCCAAGTTTCCTAATGATTCTTCAACTTCCATTTCAGCATGTACGATCATGAAATGGTAACCGGGCAATCCATATTTTTGGAATCTCTCGATTCTAGCAAGTTCATATTCTGCTCTATTCAAATCATCTAAAAAGAATTTTAAATAATGAGCAATCATTGTTAGACTATATACATCGCCCTTTACATAGTTCCATAAATCACTTTTTGCTAGGTGTGTCAATTTTTAGATCCTCTTCTTTGATTAAAGAAGCACTACCTATTAAATCTTCTGGTTTTATGTACTTGTCGAAAGACTTTAGACCTGATTCCTTCATAAGTAACAATTATATACATACTATTTAAGTATCACTACATTTAGGACAAATATGCACACTACAATCAACATTATATGATATTCCTAACCCATTTAAATCACCTAGCATGTATATATCCTCATATCTTACAAAGCCTGTATGGTGTGGATATTCATTAGAACTCCCGCTAAATTTGTTCCATTGGGTAACTCCATCAGTCTTATAACCTTTTGTAATCATCCATTCTTCTACATCGTTAATCTCCTTCTGAACTTCTGGTACTCTCGGATCGTCATAATCCATGTCCTTAATCTGTTGCCATAGTTCTGCTAATTTACCCATTATAGATCCTTCTTCCTGTATCGTTGTAAATCATCATCTAACTGTAATGTTTCAGCACTTATAAGTTGCTCAACTACAGTAGAAGCATTAGAAATATCCTTTAACAGTAGTTTAGCTACGAGTTCATTCTTATCCAAGGTGTTGTCATAAATAGGATCAATACATTCCTTAATTGATTCCATAATATCTTTATGTCTTTTATCTTTACTCTTGATAAATGTATCTTTCACCTTACCAGTATCAATATCCATCTTCATTGACTTGTAAGATTGGCGTATAATTTCTTCTATCATCTCTAAGTCCTCTGGTATTACTTCTATTCGTAGGTGTGCTGTTGCACAAGCAGTAGCTAATCTATAAAGTCCGTGATATTGTCTGTTACCAATAGGCAAACTACTCTCTTTATTGAATACCCTTATACGTTTGTGGAGTTGATCTATCTTATCTTTCATTGGTTCTGAAATAGTTGCCTTTTGTGTAGTGATATAAGTAAAGTAACGTTGCATTTCATCTATCTGCATATACTCTCCCTTCCTACCTTCATAACTTCTTATAAACTTTCTAATTTTAGCATCTACATCTACATTGTTCTCATCAATAAGTAACCACAAAATATCAAAACGAGAAATAAATGGTGTTTCCATCTCAAAGTTATCCATTAGGGTAGGTAATTTGTCATTAAACTTACCGTTCTTTGGGTTGCCTAAGAAGAGTATTGGACATTTTGTAGGTAAAGTTAATGAAGGCACACCATTCTTTGTGAGTGTTGTAGTTCCCTGTTCCATAACTTCTAAACAAGAGTCATGTTCAGGCTTACCCATTTTATCTCCCTCATCTATAATACATGGGTGTCCTGTATGTTGTGGGAAAAACCCTGCTTTTGGTATGCTTGTACCATCATATAGTTTTACCATACCTATTGTCAAGCCTGCACCTGATGTATTCCTACCTACTGTCATACCTGATCCTAGTAACAGTTTTTTCATTTTTAATGCTAACTCTGATTTACCCAACTGAGCATCCCCAAGAATTGCCATGTGTATAAGGTCACGTTTGTCATTGAGTGAGTTACCACCACAAGCCCATAAAATAAGGCTCTGGATAATCATTGGATTAATGTATAAGTCTGGTGCAATAGAAGATGTTACATACCCAAAAATATCAGGGTGTGATCTCCACTTAGTTAGTTCCTCTGGTGTTGGCATACAGCCTTCCTTTTGATCCATATCTCTCATTTCTAATATCTGGTGAATTATGAGATTATAGCCCTTGTTCTGTGGTATGCTTCTGAATTTTGACGTTATAGTTTTTCTATCCCCTAAAAATGCCTGCCCAACTGACTCATCTGTTATAATTGCATTAAACTCTACTGGTGTAGCGTTCTTTGCATCTTCCAAGAACTCCTGTATTCTAAGTTTTTGGATATAAGATGTTTCCATTGTATCTGAATCTACTATGTATTTTTTCCTATCATCAGCACAAACAGGGATATGAATATTGTATAAATCATCACACACCACATCTCGTCTATCATCACAAACTGGACATACAAAGGTTGCCTTTAATGTATAGGTTTCACGTTCACCAACTGCTGTAATCATACAATCAAACTCTATTCTCTTGTTCTCTAATATGGGTGTAATATCTTGCATTATTATCTTCTTTGGTTTGTTTGAAAGTTGTTCAACTACACTTTTTGCTTCTTTAATATGTTTAACTTTGTTCTTCTCTTCTGCTTTTTCTGCTTGACTTATAATTAATTCAATCTCTGACTGTGGTAATGGTGGCTTATGTTTAGCATTTAGTTTGTCTATCTCATGTATTAAAGCCCCCCCAAATAGCCCATGTTCTCTTACAAGATAGCAAGCATACTTGAATGTTGAATCATTCCTTCCACCTTCTGAAATTCCTTGGGATATTTCTTCTACGGATTTAGTTTCTACATTAAATCCAATACTTTTTAATTTTTCTAATATTGTATTGTATTCTATCTTTTTGATATATATATCTTTTACAACAGTATAAGGTTTTTTAGTTTCAGGATGTATAGATCCAGAACCTAATACATATCCACCTTGGGATTTTATATCAATGTGTCGCCCTCTCTTGTCATCTAACTTTTTATTAGGTGGTGCAAAGCCTACCCAATGAAAATATAAGTGGTACCCTTTACCTGTCTTTACTGTATAAGTTTCTATATCATCAAACTCTTCAAGTAATGACTCATCATCCAAATCAACAACAAACAGATTACCACTTGTCTTACCACAAATAACAGCGTAGTTACAATCAGTAGGATATAACCCACGATAAACTTCTAACTGATATTTTATCCAAGACTGACCTGAGATTGGTTCTTTTGATTTTGTCTTTAAAGGAATAACATTAAATCCTTTATTCTTTAATACATCTATGACTGACATTTCCTTGTAATTCTTTCATTCATTCCACATATAAACGTACTCAGATCCAACAGTTCCTCTTTGGTAGCTTTTGCAATATAATTATCCCAAATCTCTTGATTATCAGGTTTTAATCCCTCTTTATTATCCATATAAAATTTAACAGCACGACAAATATCTGTAGAAAATGGGCGTTCATTTGAATCTGAAATAACCTTTAACTGTTCCATTACAGCCTTATATTTCTCTTTAATGTATAGATTAAATACCAAGTCTCTTCCTCACTTCTTTGTTTAAGTAGTCTATAAGTGTTGTCTTTACTTCCTCTTTATCTATGACTAACAAAGGAACTCCCGCTAAAAAGTATTCTTCGTTACGTTGTTCTGTATCAGCAAAATGAATATGATGTACTAAACCATCTATCTCAATAACAAGTACAAGTTTCTTTGTCTTTTTATCTATCAACATAAGGTCTGGATTTCTAACTTTATAATTAACACTATCCACTACTGCATTTGCTGTGAATCCAGCATACTCACCTGTACCTTTACTGAATATAATATACCATTCTCTTTCAACTCTATAATCCATAGTTTCCCGAAGGAATTGACCAAGTTCAACAAGTTCTCTTTCATCGTTCTTATACGAGAAGAAAGAAGTTGTTTGATTATTCTTTAACTTGGTCATCAGAATATCCTTTTCTTTAACTTCTTATAAATGTTTCTAGGATCTAATTTTGTTCCATAATGATCATACACTCTTCTTAAGATATATTTCCACAGAATAGAATGTAAGAAGAACATAAACCACGTTAAGGCTATAAACAGGTCTTGATTTTCATTAAGTGCATTTTCACCAGCAATTATAAGAGTAGCTTTGTGTAGTAACATGGCTGTAGGAGCTGCGAAAGCAGCTGCGTTTACAGATTCAAACAATGAATGTAATTTACTCTGATGTTTTTGTTTAGCCATCATCATTCTTTACCCACATAATTTGGCAAGTC